TTTTTCTTGAGAAGGGTAACTCGAACTCCTGTAACCCTGGAGAGGGGTGAGAGTTATTGTGTTCCCACCTCACAGAGACCGAGTGTTCTCATTGTCTAAAAGACTCATTGAAAACGCTCTGTCTCAAGACTAATTCATCAACCTCTATCTCTTAACTCAGATTATACGAAATTGGAAACGAATTAGCCTTGCAACTACCTATCTCTCTAATACGAAATGGTTTAAGAATTGATGTTTATGGATTGGTATTATATGTTCTTCCTCAATCCAACAACTCTTTTGATGGTAGTTGTTTTCCCGAAAAACTTCCTAGTGTTCAAATACTAAGCAGTTTTTTAGGGATGCGCTCTATTGTCAATCTTTCTAAGCGAAATATAAGGATTGACTACTTTTTATAGAGCGATAGGCTTTTAAGCCGGAAGGGTTATGTGTACTCTTAACTTTGAATGTCTAGAAAAGAGACACAAGGTGTAAAGACCTATGCCTAATCTTGAATTTATTTCTGCTTACAACTTGTAATTAGTGGTACTAAAATCTAACTTGTACTTATTTAAAGCACCACTAGAACAAAGCTTCAAAAAGTTAGCTTTAGCTCTGGTCTAATTATACACCTAACCCATATAGCTAAGATGGATCTTATAAGCTTACTAAAGTATCTTACTATGTTTCTAAGATTGCAAACCACTCAACATGGCCTATATTAACAAGGCAGGCCTCTTATGTATTTACTTGGTGGATCTAGTATAATATACTTTAGTGTTGACTGCTTTATACATATCTCTCAAACAAATGACTTAATGTCCGTCGAACCATGTCCATTTAGACAAAAATCCAGATATGTAACCGTCATGAGCTTAGATCTTCTTAACTATGATGCCCAACCTAGAAGCAAAACCTTATAAAGCACTAACATGATCTTTAAAGGCTTGAATGAAGCGATTAACTAAACTTTGATCTATTCCGGAATATTTGTCATCACCGGAAACCAAAGCAAACCATTTCTTCGGTTAATAATAGTCTATCGCTTCATTAGGAGGGAGATACCTGGAAGCTCTAATATAACTTTAATACTACTTCCATGGTTAAGCAACACCGATACTCTACAAGACTACAAAATTATCTATTAAATTAGCCAAAGTATTATAATCTGTAGTTTGGATCGAAAAACCTGATAAAACTTTATCCATCATAGGGATACATAAGTAATGATCAGAGAATTTCTTGTGCTGACTCAATAGTTTATGAGCAGCGTGAGGGAATTAACGGAGGAATGTTTTATTCATCTATTTAGTCCACTAAGGTCCATTGACTTAGTAAAGTGGAACGAATAAATAAACATCATTGCAAGCATAACAAGCCCTAAGCATTGTCTAAAAGACTTCAGCTTAGATAGTCGCTCCG